CATGAGAACTTTGTGTTCCCAGAGGAAGTCTTGCCACGAGGTAACGCTCTCTGATATACTAGGAGGGGAAACCCTCCTTTTTTAATAAATAAATTTCAAAAAGAGAAATATGACATTTACAGTTTACTCTAAAGATGGTTGTCCATATTGCACTAAAGTGGAACAGGTGCTACAATTGGCGGAGTTGAAGCATGTTATTTACAAACTGAATAATGACTTTACCCGCGAAGAATTTTATGCGGAGTTTGGTCAAGGGTCTACTTTTCCCCAAGTGATTGTTGATGACAAACATATTGGTGGATGTTCTGATACAGTTCAATATCTTAAGGAGCAAAATTTGGTTTAATGGATAATAACTTCCGCGAAATCTACACCGACGTTGAGAAAGCAATTGACTATGCTTTTGAAGGACAGTTTGTTTTGAAATTTTATGATTATTTGAAAGTTCGTGGAACTAGAAAGTTGGAAGTTGATGAGTTTATTGTAAGCAAAACTGCTTCTGAAATAAACGATCTTGTTGAAGAACTTGAAGAATATCTTGAAGGTGGTACAGACAATAACCATAAATTGCTTCGTGAAGCATATGGTCACATTCCCAAACCACAAGCAAGGAAAATTAAAAATTATCTGAATGGCATCTTGGATGATGCTAAAAAATATAGTTATGACAGAAGACCTGGACGACGGAAAAAGATCTCTAAATAAATCAGAACCCGAAATTAATCGGGGAGTTGAATTACTGTTACGTAATAGGAGGAGAAGACCCGAAGCACCAAAAACTTTCCAAGTAAAGTTTGGTAAAATGGTTACTCTTTTCCGCAGAGAATTTGTTTTACACCTGAACTTCTACTTGGATATCAGGAAAAAATAAAACGATTCTCTGGAGAAAACAGATGTTAGCAGTAACTCTCACCATCAGTACTCTCATTTCAATAATGTTCTTTTTTGTTGGAGGTGTGGTAGGATGGTTGGCAAAAGAACATTTCTACACCACCAACGTTGCTTATACGCATCCAGAGATGTTTGATGAAAACGGTAATGTATTACCCGATGAAATTTTAGCAGTACGATTTGAAAACAATTATGACGACTACGACGAAGAAGACGACGACGAGTAAAACTAAAAAGTCTTCCATTACTGAAAATACTAAACTCCCTGTAAATCCTTTTCAGCATGAGATTCTTACTCTTGTAAGTTCTCAGCGTTCTAATGCAAAAAAAGTAGAAATTCTTAAAGAGTATGATAATCCTGCTCTTAAGTCTATTTTGATTTGGAACTTTGATGAATCTGTAGTCAGTCTTCTTCCTGAAGGTGACGTTCCTTATGCTGATGCAAACGATCAGACTGTTTACTCTGGAAGTCTTTCAGATAACTTGAGGAGAGAAGCATCTGGAGGAGAGTCTGCAACTGGTCAAGACCTGGATGGTAGAGGACGCACTTCTCTGCGTAGAGAATATCAAAACCTTTATCATTATGTAAAAGGTGGTAATAGAGGACTTAATAATATCCGAAGAGAGATGATGTTTATCAATCTTCTTCGTGCTCTTCATCCCATGGAAGCAGAGCTGTTAATTCTTGTTAAAGACAAAAATCTTCAATCTAAATATAAGATCACCCAAGAGGTAGTAACAGAAGCATATCCCGATATTCAGTGGGGTGGACGTTCGTGACTACTGCTGTAAGTACGGAGAAAGATATGGCAGATTACGGAAAAGATGAAAGAATTATTGTTCCATCCAGTTATGGATGTGATATTCTTCTAGAGAATACAACGATAGAACAAGCAAAAGATTCTTCTTTTCCGAATGATGCTTATTTAATTTGGTATATTGTTGATGAAAAAGAAAGTATTGATCTGGTAAGAGGATCAAGAACTCGTATTTTTGATATGTACTATGATAAGTATGGTCCTGGTGCAGTTCAAAAAATTGATTTTGGATACGGAAGAACTAATCCCAAACTGTGGGGATATAAACAACCCGAGAAGAAAAAGAAAGGACGATGAGTGAAGGTTTTAAGGGTTTTGCAAAACCTGCAAAAGATAAAGAATTTAAACTTTATATTAAAAACAGAGAAGTAGAAAAACTTATTAAAGAATATAAGAAACTCAAGAAGTATCAAAAGTCATCTATCTTTGAGATTGAAAAACTCTCAGGTCAAGAGACTAAAATTGACAAACTAATTAACGAATACGGGATAGACCCTGAAGCAATTGAATAATGGGAAAGCACTACTTACTTAATTTGTATGGATGCTCGTTCGTTCTTTTGGACAACGAGCGTTGTCTTATAGACTTGCTGGAAAATGCAGCAGTTGCAAGTGGTGCTACTGTGATTCAAACAATCTCAAAAAAGTTTGAACCACAAGGAGTTACTGTTATTTGTTTGCTCTCAGAGAGTCATATTAGTATTCACACATGGCCAGAAGAAGGTAAAGCAGCAGTAGATGTTTATACCTGTGGAGATTGCAATCCAAAGATTGGTTGTGATATAATTATTCAACAACTGTATGCTCAAAATCATACTTTGAGTTATATTGAAAGGTAATGCTAAATAACCCTATCTGGAGATTACACATGCTCTCTACACAGTATCGTCTTCGTCTTGAAGCAATCTGCGAACGAATTGTGAAAGGTGAATCTGTGGAATTAAGCGACATGATCTGGGCAGAGAAGTTAGCAAAGTCTAATCGTTCTGCAGCTACTATTCTTAGACAAGCAAGAAGAAGAGCAGAAAACCCAGACATGCAAGAAGGTGATCTTGATGATTTCATGAATCAATTAGATCTAGGTGGACTTGGTAATGAACGTTTTGGTAAAAGATACTTTGAAAGTGTTGATGATATGGTTGACTGGTGGACTGAGGATAAACCAGAAGACTGGCGACAAAGAGACTAATATGCTTGACAAACAAGCATAGATACCTTACAATACAGTCATATAATATTCATATCATGGACTACAAACCCTACAGTTTGGAATGGAGTCGGAAACGTTATCTGTCCGAAGCAATCCAACAATACTTTGATACTGATGCTTCTACTGAAATTATTGTAGATGACATTATAGATGTACTGGAACAAAGTGCTTCTTCATATCGCAGTAAATCTGACAAGTTTGAAGAAGTATTGAGTAAGTTAAAGTAATATATTTTTGTATCACATTTTACAAACTTACTTGCATAACTATATTGATAGGTCTATAATGGCCTTACGTTCATCCAGGTAACTGGACGCAAGTAGGACGACGCGGAACGGATCGTTCATCGGGAAACCGACGCAAACGCCGCCCGAAGGAACGGGACTAACCATCTCATTTCTTTGGAGTAAACCAATGTCTAAAGTCGTTTATCGTGGCATCGAGTACGATACTGAAAAGCGTATCGCATATCAACAGCAAATGATGCAACAACCTCAACAACAAAATGAAGTCTATCGTGGCGTTAAGTTTGTAAAAGAGGGGCACAAGTGATGAAGAAACTCAACTTTCTTCAACTCATTAAAGATCAGAAGCAAAAAGAGAATCGTCGTCACGCAGCACAACTAGCTCAACTAGTCGGTGCAAAATAGTGGAAGACTACCATTATCACTATGATGATATGGACAAGGACAATAGAGGTCCCGCTTGTTATCTTTTAACATATCGTGGTTGTCGCTATTGGTCTTGCTACCGTATTCATTTAGTGGAATGGTTTGAAAAAATGTTTAATTCAGAGGGATCTTAAGATCCCTCTTTTTTTGTAAGTATATTTGCTGATTGACCTAATGACCTGAGTTTATTACAATGGTAATATCTTCGGGATTATGCCAATGTAACAAAACTATTTTCCGTTATTAATTTACTATTGCCTGGAGGCATTATGCATAACCTTATTTCTTTCAATCAACTTGCAGAATGGAAACATTTTGAAGAGACTTTGGATAAATGTAATGATGAAATGGATTTGATAAATGATTATTATAATTGTTTGATTGAATGCAATGATGATCAGGTGGCATGTAAAAGAATTTGTAGGAGAATATTAGAATAGTCTAGTTGAGGGGTTGACTACCCCTCTTTTTTTGTATATAATACCTTTGTTGAGGTTGATAAAAAATGGATAAAGAGAAGCTTAAGCTAATTGTCAGAAACCTTGAATCTCTGGTAGAATGTTTAAAGTCAGAAATTTATTCTGACGTAGATTCATATAAGATGAGCTACGAAGAGATTTCACAACACCTTACTGATTACGACGAAGTATTTTATGACGGAGATGACGATGGATATCCAGATTGATGAGTTTGAGTTTATGAAACCAGAAGTAAAACTCATCAGTGTTACGCCAGATGCAGAGAAGCACATGGCATATTGTGCTCGTGTAAGTAATCCTGCGAATCAAGAAAACGAAAAGTTCTCAGGTCTTCTCAAGTATTGTATTCAACATCAGCACTGGAGTATTTTTGAGCAAGCAATGATGACTGTGGAGATCAATACTACTCGTGGTATTGCAGCACAAATCCTACGTCATAGGAGCTTTACATATCAAGAATTTTCTCAGCGTTATGCTGATACAAATCTTTTAAACAAAACTATTCCTCTTCCTGAACTACGTCGACAGGATACAAAGAATCGTCAAAACAGTATCGATGATATTCCAGATTATTTGAGACTGACTTTAACCGAAGATATCCGTGTTCATTTTGAGCACTCCCTACGCCTCTACAATCGTCTTCTGGACAAGGGAGTGGCAAAGGAGTGTGCAAGGTTTGTATTGCCTCTAGCAACGCCTACAAGACTCTATATGACTGGCTCTGTGCGTTCTTGGATCCACTACATTGATTTGCGTTCAGCGCACGGTACACAGAAGGAACACATGGAGATTGCTGAACTGGTACGTTGCATTTTTACTTGTCAGTTCCCTGCAGTATCTGAAGCACTTGGTTGGACTCGTGATGGTTGTTCTGAATGTGTAGATGCTCCTTCCATCATTATTGAATAAATATCCTTACATACAATGGAGGACTAATATTGGCAACGTATCCTGTTATTAATAAATCAACTGGAGAACAAAAAGAAATAGTTCTCAGTGTTCATGATTGGGATCAGTGGAAACAAGATAATCCTGATTGGGATAGGGATTGGTCTGACCCGAGCACCTGCCCTTCTTCTGGAGAACTAGGAGAGGTGTACGATAGACTTAAAAAATCCCACCCAGGATGGAATGATGTTTTACACAAAGCATCAAAAGTTCCAGGATCCACCGTAAAACCAGTCTAAACACATGGCAAGAAAAAGAAGAACAACTGATCAACCAATTGGCGTTGGTATGACTGCAAAGCAGATGAAGAGAAAGAAGCCAATTAATTTGGATGTGATGAGAGACATTGAACCTCTCACAGACAATCAAAAGGCACTCTTTGAATCATACGAAAAGAACCAGAACATCGTTGCTTATGGATGTGCTGGAACAGGTAAAACATTCATCACTCTTTATAATGCATTGCAAGATGTGCTTGATGAAAGATCGCCATACGAAAAGATTTACATTGTAAGGTCTCTTGTAGCAACCAGAGAAATTGGTTTCTTACCTGGCGATCATGAAGATAAGTCCTCACTTTACCAGATTCCATATAAGAATATGGTGAAGTATATGTTTGAGATGCCAGACGAAGCTTCTTTTGAAATGCTTTATGGCAATCTAAAAACCCAAGGAACAATTAGTTTCTGGAGCACATCATTCATTCGTGGTACTACTCTTGACAATGCAATTGTGATCGTGGATGAGTTCCAAAACTTGAATTATCATGAACTTGATAGTATAATTACTCGTATAGGTGAAAACAGTAAGATCATGTTCTGCGGTGACGCAACACAATCTGACTTAGTTAAATCTGCCGAGAAGAATGGTATTGCAGACTTCATGAAAGTTCTTCGTATCATGCCTTCAATTGATATTATTGAATTTGGAGTAGAGGATATTGTCCGCTCTGGATTGGTGAAAGAATATATTCTTGCGAAAATGGAACTTAATTTATGACCTTTATTCATCATA